CAGGTACAGATATAACATTTGATTTATTTTCATCAATCCATTTAGCTCTAGTAGTGGAGCTATTAAAAGATATTAATGGATTACCATCTACTGTTTTTTGTGTATTTACATATTTAGCTCTAGCTTCGGTAACTGTTGATTCTTCTACTTTGTAAGTTTCTCCGCCTACTTTAAATTCTTCTTTATCTTCTTCTTTTGCTTTTTTAACAGCTGCTCCAAATGCATTACCTTCAGTTTCTACCTCATCAGTTTCTCCAACTAATTTAGCAAAAAATTCAGTTCTTTGTTCTTCAGCTATTTCAGCAACAGTGGTTACTTCATACTCAGCTAATAAGTCAGCAAATCTTTGAGCTTCAGTTGTTCTCTTTGTAGACGCTTCTTCTTTTATCTTAGTGTCTATTGCTGCTTTTCTAGTTTCAGAAAATGTAGCAAATGATTGAATTTGTGTTTCCATTTTTATTATGTTTTTTTATTACTATATTATAATTATATATCACCTTAAATATCACTCAAATTGAAATTTCTTTACACTGTACTCAAACTGTTGTTCTTTGTATATTGATTGTCTTGCTTTAGAGTGTTTCATTAAATAATTACTCCATTCTGTAGTGGCCAAATCATCTACAAAGTCTATAATAAGAACACTACTTTTAGAGTGATGTTGTCTTAATCCTCTACCAATTGATTGTCTAATAATAACCTCAGACTTAAAACTTTCTGTAAAAAAGATATTGTGAATTTTTTTAATTGATATACCTGTAGAGAATGTACCATAACTTGCAACGATTGCAACCTCATCTCCAGCTTCCATCTTTTTCTTATACTCTTCTCTAATATCCTTGTCTGTGCCGCCATCTACATAATAGACCGCTTTATTACTTTCTTGTCTAAGTTTTTCATAAACCTTTTTTCCATGTTCAATCCTATGAAAAAGTACAAGACTATTTCTTGGTATTTTACCAATAACCTTACATATAAAATTTAATCTTGGTTCTGAATTAATTATGTAGTTTTGTTCTAATTGAAATAAGTCCTTGTTTTCATATCTGTTTTGAGCCATTTCTGTAAAGGCATTCTTAGCACTTTCAGGTGCATAATCCATTTCAATTACTTTAACCTTACAATTTGCTATATACCCCTCTTGTTGTAAGAAACTAGCACTCACCTCACTGATTAGTGGACCTGTATAAGCCATCAATGTTAAACGATCTAATGTGCCGTCTTTAGGAATTGTACCTGAAAGACCATATCTATATTCTGCGTTTACACATTTCTGTAAGATTGTTTTAATAGATTGGCTTTTCATTTTGTGACACTCATCAATTATAACAGCATCAAACTGATCAAAATATTCTTGCTTCTTTTTAACGAGAGATTGATATGTACCTATCACTACATTTCTACCATCTCTAATCTTTTTACCACTAAATATTTGTTGAATTTTTATATTAACCCTATTTGCATAATTATAGTCTGAAAAATCTTCAGTTGCTTGAACAACCAATGAAACATTAGGTACAATGAATAAAATCTTCTTTGCCTTTTCTTGTTCTAATAAATAAGCAACTGTAAGGAAACTAATTAATGTCTTTCCTGCAGACGTAGCAAGTTCACTAAGACACTTTCTAAACTTAAGGATATTATACGCAGCTTCTATTTGATAGTCCCTAGGAGTTATCTCTGAACCTTCAAAGAAGGCCAAAGCCCACTTCTCAAAATAAGATGCTGTAACATTCTTATCAAACAGCTCTTTAACGCCATTAATATTAAGTTCAAATCTATATTCTTTACAAACATTATAAACATATCTCCATAAACCTGCCGGAATCCACTTATTATCTTTAAAATATGAAATGTACCCATCCCATATTCCTTTTTTTACTAGAGGATTAAATCTCCAGCTGTCGATTCTTTTAGTTAGTGATATGTTTAGTTGTTCAAGTTCAAGCTCAGATGCTTCATCAACTCTTAAATATTGTTTATTCTCTGTGAGAGTAAGCTCCATTCATTCAACATAATTTTTAAACGAGATCTTTAATTGCAAGTCTATTACGTACTGCAAATCCCATATTATCGAGAGTCTTTATTGATTCTCTATAAAATTCAACTTGATTTTCTAACTGAGATAAAATCATTTTATCATCTGCTAATTCAGCTTCTAAAAATTGTGCTTTTATTTTATCAGTTAATTTATAATCATAGTTGTAATATCTTATCCAAGCCTCTTTCCATTTAATGTCGACTTGTTTTTTCTGCTCTTTTGTTTTAAGCTGTACATACATTAACTGTTCTACCATTAATTGTCTTGTATGTAAAATATCACCGATAACAATTTCCATTCCACTTAATGTCTTAATACCATGTGCAAGTGCAGTTATCTTTTTAGTCCATCTTTCTCTCTGTACTCCTAACTTTTCATCTAACTTTAATATCTTACTTGCCTTTGTGTCTTTTTGTTGTTCCATTAAAATAGTCCTTTCTTATTACTTTTACTTTTTATAAACGTCGATGTAGTCAATTTCTTTTTAAATTTAGGTTGACTCATCTTAATACCTTTACCTTCAAAATCTTCTTTGTTAAATTTAAAATCTAACATTTTCTTTAAATTTTTAAACCTGTTTTTATCTCTATAAAACTTGTCTAATTCCTCATCCATATCTATATCAAACATATCTCATATCAAGTTTATCGTTAGTAAAATAATCATCTAACTCTGACAGAGATAACTTTATTTTTTCATTATAACAAACCTTTACAAGGTCGTTTAAATCTTTTATAGTATATTTATCCATTTTTTTATCCTTTAGATATTTAGTCCACATAAATACCTTTTTACCTGATTTAAGTTTTTCAATGGATTTTTTGAGGCCGGCTTCATCATTATCTAACATATATCGACTACTATCAATATAGTCTAATTTAGTAGTATCTCTTCCAACTGTACATAATGCAATTGAGTTTCTCATAAACATTGCATCTAATGGGCCTTCGAATATTGTAACTGGATTTTGGAAATTAACCTTTAATGCTCCAAACAATGTAGACACGTTATTAAATTGTTGGCGAGTCATCTCGTCCATTTCAATAGGTTTATTGAGTATGGCTTCATGTATTTTACTTAGATCATATGTTAAGTATCTAGATCCATGCCCTTTCATTCTTCTACACTGTGCACCTATAATTTTATTATTATTGGATTTATTTAAAATCCAAAGTCTTTGATCTCTTGGATTAAATAAAAAGCTATCTAGTTTTTTGTGTAAGAGCCTTTCCTTTAATTTAAACCATATCCAATCCCCGATTTGAATAGGCTTTGCTCCAGTTGCTTTTGAAAAGTCTTCTATTTCAATTGAAAGCTCTAATATTTTTTCATATACAAATGGTGTAAATTTTTCAGAAGTGTCTTTAACCTGTGTATTTGTCTTAATATAATCTATTAGAGTAATAGCGTCCATTTTATCTGGCAGTTGAATACCGAAATCTTTTAAGAAAGAATAAAAGTTAGTGTGGTAGTCACAGTTAAAACAATAATAACCTAAGTTATTCCAAAAGACGTTGCCTCTTTTAGCATTTTCATCTTTGTGAGAATCACCGCAATAGGGACATGCCAGGTTTAATCTACCTGACATGTCCTTTATCATTTGCTTATTGCGATTAGAGTGGGTTTTTACAACTACTTCTTTGACTAGTGTTTTTACCTTCTCTCTTAGTTCTAATGTTAATTCTATATTAGAGTTCGAGATCATTCAGAAAAGATTCTAAATCATCGCCACCTGCTGGTGTTGCTTCCTTTTCAGCTTTAGGAGTTGAAGTAGCCTTTTCAGCTTTAGGAGTTGAAGTAGCCTTTTCAGCTTTAGGTACCGGAGTGCTTGTTTCAAACTGATTAGTTACAGCATCTATTGCTTCACCAGGGTTTAAATACATTTTAAGAACGCTATTTACGAAATTTCTTGTGTCTTCATCCCATGGTCTGTATTCAAACTGCTTCATTGAAGGGGCTCCTTCTAATTCAGTTTTAATAGCATCCATATCTTCTTTAGTTCTTTCTGCTGCTTTACCTTTAACAGTGACCGCAGATGTTGAAGATGAGAATTTAGAAGTGTCGTAGTTATTATAATCGTTTTGTCTTGTAATTACTAATTCAAAGTTTTTACCTTCAAATAAATCAAATACTTGAGTTGGCTCACCAAAATTAGGCTTTAATTCCGCATCGATTTTTTCTTTGATTTTGTAACCGAATTTAAATATTTTATAAGTACCTTCTAATTCAGGTTGTTGAGGGTCTTTGATAATTTTTACAAGAGCTACATAAGATTCTCTTCTTTTTAATTTATCAGACGCCTTTCTATCAACTGCGCTTTCTGATTTTCTTAATCTAAAAAATGCATCAGAAACTGGACAGTGTTCACCAATTGTAGTTGGAGAATCAATCAACTTAGAATCGCCGTTTGGACCTGTTAGCCAGTTTACGTATTTTTTAATTAATGAATTTCTTGGGTTTTCAATATTAGGAACGAATCTAATTAATGCTTTATACGTTCCGTCTTTGCCATCATCGGCAGAAGGCTTATACATCATGTTTCCAGTTGTATTTACCTCTTGTTCATGTGTGTTGATGTCTTCGACACCAATGCTAAAAATGTTAAAATCTTCCATAACTTTAATTTACTTTTAATCTTTAATTTACTTTAATTTACCGTTTATACTTTAAACTTATAATATTATATAGTCAACTTTAAAATAGTTTCATAATATGAACCTTGTTTGCGCGTCTAACCGACTTAGTTTGTGCTATTGCACCTATGTTTGCTTCAGACAGGGTCCGATAATTAGTGTTCAAATATGAACTTAGTTTATCGTTTTCCATATACAATATTATATATCTCTTTTTAGAATAGTTTCAACCAAATAGACTAAAAACTTTTTTTAATTTTTTTTTATATTTTCTGAAACAAAAGAGAGAACGGGCTATATAACTTAAGTATTTAAGCCTCAGGGAAGATTAGGTTCTAAGGTTCTCATTAAGGAGTTTAAGTAGAAAGCGTCTACAAGGTCATCAAAGGGCTTTGGGATAGATTTACCGAATTCAACGGTTTTAGCGAACTTCCAGAATTTTGTCTCCTCGAGAAATTTTTCACCAGTAGAATTATTTATAAAAACTTCCCATAAAGCTAGCTTATTCATATTACCTTTACCTGCATGTTTTTTAATTGTTGAAGGAGCTATTGTTAAAATATCTTCAGGCTTAAAGTATTTGAGAAGTTTAATCTTAAGAATAGATGCAGCCGCTGCCATATCAATAATATTATTAGTCCCAGCAGAACTACCATAAGATACCCCTTCAAATGCTATCTTAAATGAGTCTTCTTTATCTATATGTTTTGTAATTAGTTCGATAATATTATTTGACATAATATCATAACGTTTAATCTTAGCAAGTTCAATACTAGAATAATCAACATGAGTTTCCCAATCCGGCTGAAAAACAAGAGTAACACCCTCCATTAAAGCTAAGTCTTCCTGTGTCTTAATAGCCTTTTTTGTACCTGATCTTTTTAAATAAGAAATAAAATGATATTGATTAGTATTGTCATTAAATAAACAAATACCAGGAGAGTTTAAAGAAAAATCAATTGTAATAAAATTCATATTAAAACCTTTTACCGATTGAAGCTCCGATTGCAGTTCCAACGAGTCGTGAAGTTAATAAATCATATAGAATACCTTTTTGTACACCTAATACTTTAGCTACCATTTTTCCAATAGATTTTCCTAAAGCAAATCCAGCAAGACCACCTACAATGGAACCTAAAAGACCTTCATTAGTCATTTCATTATTAAATCTATCAACATCTAAGTCTCCATTTTTATCTCTGTATTCGTTTAAAAATTCATCAACTGCTTTATCTACTTTTTCTTCTAGTTCAGGAGTCCATTCTTGTTGAAGTCCTTCTGTTAAAAGTTGCATTTCCTTTTCAGTAACTCTGTTTTCTTCTAAATATTCTATAAATGTTTTCATAAGTTATATATCTTTTAATCTATGTCCATTTTAATTTCAAACTTATTATAATAAAAGTTTAAATCAAATGTATTAAATTCTGAAACGTTTTCAGCCATGTTTAATGTTAACTCACTTATTTGATTTAATATAGGTTGTTCAAATGTAATACTTGCTATTCCTAATCCTTCTGCATCTAAGACTCTAAGTTTTAAATCATCTAAATGTTTTTGTTTAGTCGTAGGTGCATAATAATGTAATAAAATGTCATTCATCATCCAGTAGTTAATATAACCATCCATTAGCTGCATTGTAACTGTAAATTGTCTAGTAATAGTATTTTGTGTTGGAATTTTACCTCTAAAATAACGAGTAGTTCCATCATTATCTGATTGGCTTACAGGGTCGAAGGTAACTCCTGGTAAATTAATACCTTGAATACCATAATTAATAAAATCAATAGGCTCTTCAAAAAGATTTCCAGGTATTTTATTTAAATAAGGTTTATACTTTTTTACGATTTCTTTAGGTATAAAATTCTTATTAAATCTAAAATCAAATAAATTATTTCTACTATTTAAAATCATACTATTGTATATTTACCTTTAAACACCATAGTTTCAGTACTTCCGTTATCGATTGAAATATAATATTTTTTATCTTTTAGACCACCTTTACCTTGTAATTTACTAGCATTTGCTTTATCTATCTTAAATAGGACTTCTCCATTGCTTAAATCAACATCTTTAAAACTTGTAACATTGTTAAAATAAATGCCATCTGAAAAATTAAGTTTTATATTTTTTAAATTAGTAAAAGATATTGCCTTTCTTTCACCATTGTCGATTTTAGAAATACTAAATTTAACATACATATCAAATGGTGATATTTCTAAACCACTTTGATTATTAATAGAAGTAATTTGACCATCATCTATTGTTACATTTCCTACATTAACTACAACATTTAATCTCTCAATAAATGCAGGTGCATACTTTACTTGAGCTTTAGGTAAACTAGAATTAATCACCTGTGCAACATTCCTTGAAGCTTGTAAATCCGGAAGAGTATTATATACTCTAGTTAAGTTAGCACTTGATGCTATATTTACTTGCATCATTCTCTTACCATATTTAGGCGCGTTGTTACCGATTAAACTTCCTCTCTTTACAATTTGAGTATTGTCTGTTTGATTGTAAATTCTCATAGTCACATCAATCATAAAACTTGCAGCGTTATTTGCATTTTGTATAATTGGTCTAAATTGAATTGGCTCTTCAAAATCTTGAGTTTGCGTAATTGAAGTTGAATATGTTTCAATATAACTTGTGCCTATTTGTTCATTTACTATAATATCATAAATAACGCTAATGTCATCTGAGCTTGTCGATATTCTATTTATTATATAGGACTCAAAGTCTGCTGCACTATTATCTTTCTCTCCATATATTTTAAAGTAGTCTCCATCAGTTGCCTCTTCTACAACTACTGTAAAATCTTGGAATTCATCTTCTTTAGCAATTGTGAAATTAGTTTCGTCTCCTGTGTAAATGTAGTCAGTCCCATTAGTATCTTCTAAAACATCAACTAATTTTAAAGAAACTTCATAATTTGAAGTAGGGTCTAAGTCACTAGAGCCAGAACCATTGTCATAAAATAAATTGTTAAAATCTACAAACTGATCTTTTAATGTTGGTAGTTTAACTTCTATAAAATTACTATAAAGAGTTTCACTTAATATAAAGGGTCTTGGATTTTTAATTTCAAAACTTGAAGTATTTAAATAAACTATTTGAGTTAAAAAGTTTTGAACTCCTGATGTTCTATTAGTTTTTACTTCGAATAAAAAACCCTCATAACCTCTTGCTGCAAAACTAAAACCACTTCTTAAATGAAGTCTAACTTTATCATATTTTATTTTAGTAATATTATTTGTAGCGTTTGTTTGACTTGCTAATAATTCAGTAGAATCAGTACCGGTCCATTCTACACTATCTATAAATCCTTCAGTACTATCTAAAAGAGCATATTTATTTTCATTAACATTTACAGCATGGTATCTTTCGATACTTCCCGAGCCAGTTATGATACTATTACCAGTTTCTTCATCCGGTGTAGCAAATAATGGGTTTGCAACATTTCCAACTGTAACTTTGCCACCTATGAAATTAGTTAAAGAATATTCAAAATTTCCTGTATTTGCTGGAATGTATGTGAATATGTTTCCACTTAATCCACTAGCATTATTCGTTCCAGTAATTGCAAAGTTAGCAGCAATAGTAAGAGCACTTAAATTAAACTTATATGTTTTTCCAACTTCTAATAACAGAGTTCTTGCAGCAAATCCTTCAATTGATATATAAGCTCCATCTTCAGTAACATCGAAATTCACAACATCGCTGCCTAGTTCATTTATAAGATGTCTAGTTAATGCAGGATTTGATTCATCGGTACTTAGTATTTTCATCTCACTACCATTATCATCAACGTCTATCTCATAAGGAGTGGTATCTGCTTGATCGTGATAGATAAACTCTAAAAGTATATCATTATCTATTTTGTAATATCTTGAACTTTCTGCCATAATTTATTTATCTCTTTTAAAATTGAACAACTTTGGAGTATATGTTAAAAATAAACCAAGTTGAGGTCCATGATAAACTCTATTGTCTTTTGTAAAAGTTAAGCCATAGCCAACTCCTAGACCTAATTTAACTCTACTTTTATATTCTTCCTTTGCTTTATTTATCTCATCTTCAATGAGACTAATTCCTTCAATACTATTAAATGTTAAGCCCGGATATTTTGTAGCAATATTAATTTTTTTAATGCCATCAATTTCCTCAACACTTGAGTATAGTTTAATTCCTTGTTCATAACTAAAACTATTCAATGCACCTGTTAATTTATTATCTTTTTCGAACAGACTAATCTTACTATTCCATTTTCTCCAATTGCCATCTCCATAAACTGTAGAATCATTAAAATATAAAACTGAATCACTTTCTATAAAAGCGTAAACTGTATCAACTTCTTTAATATTAATTTCTGCACTTAACAATTGATTTACCTTTTTAAGTTTTTTAATATCTCCTAGTGCATTTTCGTATTTTGCATATAAGTCATTCGCGTCATTTGTTAATTCTTCTGCAGTAAACTCATATGCTGTAATTTCGCTAACTAAGAAGTCATTTTCATTTTTATAATATTTTATACTATCTTGACTAGCGATAATATTTTGACCCGCTCTTTCTACTTTAACCTCTAAGCCTTTATTAATAGCCTTTATTTTAGAAGTCCTATTACATTGATGCATTAGTAAAATAATAAGCAATAAAATAGTTGCTATAAAATGAATTGGCTTTATTTCTAAACTTTTAAACATTTATTTTTTTATTTTATTAACCACCTAATTTACCATCACCATCATTGATACTAGTACCGCTTGTATATTCTCTATTGTATGAATTCCAAATAGTAGGCATGGTAAATGAAAATGAAATGTCAATACTTTGATCCGATGTCGTTGAAGCATTTCTACTTAAATCTTTAGGAGACAATGGTATAGGAGTTATAGGATTTTGACCATTTACTGTTCTTACACCATTTTTATAAAAATGAATAGTATTAGAATTAGGATAAATTACTCCTACAAATCCAAAATAAACATCAACAGATGTACCTGGGCCTATCGCTAGGTTTAGATCACTACCGAATTGTGTAGAGATAGCAATATTTGCATATACAGGAGAAGTTCCACTATTTAAATATGGAAAAGTCTCATCAAATCTTAATACAAAATAATTATTATTAAAGCTACCATCAATATCATATAGTGACCATAAGGTATGAGATCTACACGTAAACCTTCCATTTACACTAATTGAATTTCCAATTTTTACATACGATACAACGCTACTACTTCCACCAGAACCTGTAGGCAATGAGTCAAATGTGCTACCAGTGGGTTCACTGCTTAGAGTTCCACTTGCTGCATCTGATCTTTTATTTGCAGTAATAGGATCTACTAAATTATCTTCAAAGAAATAATCGCTAAGAGTTCTTTTATCGTCAGTTGATCCATTATTCGGAGCAGGATAAAAGCCTGCAGTTGTAGAGCCTATAGCAGGCCCACCGGTTGCTGCTGCACCTCCTTTAAATCTAATACCATCACCTGAACTTACTTCAGTAGGATCAATAGCCCCATCAGTATCGCCATCATGGTCTCCATCACTATCACTAAAAAATAATGATTTGTCAGCTGTAATTAATTCCTTTTCTATTTTAAGTTTAGATGCAGATTCTACTTGTAGATCATTAAAACCAGAAGCACTAGATACGTTAATTACGTTAGTATTCGCAGTTGTAATATTAGTCGCATTTGAAACATCAATATCTAATACAGGTGAATTAATATCAACATTAGTTGTCGCATTTATTCGAAAAATAGGAGTATTTAATCTTATTAAGCTTTTCGCCGCCAAATAAATAGAATCCGTACCGGCAGCATTTCCAATTAAAACATCATTATCATTTAAAGCCTTAATATTAACTTCTCCATCATTTGCTGTAATAGCAATATCTAAATTGTCTCCACCTCCATTTGCTATTATATTAACCGCAGAAGCATCTAAGTTTAAATCCTCATTAGAATTTATATCAATGTTGCTGTCTCCTGACGTGTTGTCAATTAATATGTCTCCATCCTGACCATCGATCGTCACTCCTTGATTTCCTTCTATCTGTATTGCAGATCCATTAGACAATATTTCAATAAGTCCACTTCCTTCAAAATTTAAAGTAGAACCTAATAATGTAATATTATTTCCAGGGTTTATTGTCATATTAACAGTTTCCCCTTGAACAGCAGCAGCGCTTCCTACTATTTTTAAAGTAGTACCATTACCGTTAGAATATTCACTTCTAATATTGTAAATTGCAGCATTGCTATTATCTACCTTTAGCTCAATATGGTTTGGAGCATCATCTGCCTTTAACAACATACTTAATAATGCGGTTGGAGAATATGAAGGAGCAGTAGAGACACTTGTGTCGTCTCCTAATATAATTCTAGAAGTTAATGCTTGATTAGGTATAGTTCCAGACTGATTAAAAGGTCTTAGTATATTAAACAATGGAGCTACGGATGAATTAACATCACTGTCCCATATATTTAAAGAAACACCTTGTTCTCCTTTTTGTCCACCGTCACCTTTATCACCTTTATCACCTCCGTCTCCTTTTTGTCCTACGTTTCCGGTAGTTCCTTGAACTCCTTTAGGACCAATTGGCCCTCCACCATTTGCTAAAACTTGATCAAAGTTGTAATTTGTCTTTTCAACCTTGATATTATCTGAGTCAGCATCGAATAATTCTTTTATATTTATTGCCATTTTATGACTTTATTTTTATTAAAGGTCTAATCTTATAAGAGTAGCCTATTCTTTTATTATATATTAATCTAAAATTGAGAGGGTTTACAGGGTCTAATTTATAAGTAAAATTACCATCTGAGATATATCCATTTACATTTAAATTAGAGGGATCAGAAATAATATCAATTGTAGTTATTTGTTTTTTCCCTTCATATACCGCTAATCTAATAGAATCTATTGAAAATGCAGGTATTATATTTTCAGCAACATATCCATTAATATCATCACTTAACGTGTCAATTCTACCAAAACTATTTTCAACCTCTACCAATCTGTTCATTGTATAACTTAAACCTAAACTGCTTAGTTTTTTAACAACGGCCTCCCTCATATAAAAATCCATTATTACTTCTCTTTCAGTTTCTATATAATTAATATCATTTTGAGATTCACCTAATAATTTAATATTGTTTAACTCCTCAATAGCCTCATATCTTCCATGTGTAAAGTTAAATACTTCATATTCTTTATTTAACTTTATAGCGCTTGAACTCATATAACTTTTTTCTTCAACTATATTTTTAGTTCCTGGAATATATTGAATACCTCCTCCACTGGTTGATCTAATGTAGTAAGTATCTTCCCATCTTGACATGAAAACATTTTTGTTTTTCTTTTCAATAGCAATTTCATTTATTAAATTATATTTAGGTAATAAATCATCTGATTCTGAAAGTTTTATAACTCCACTAGTATCTATGTCGTTTACTTTATGGAAAAAATGATTTTTAATACTTCCCCATTGGCTGTCATGTAAAGGTGATTTAACTTCACCTATGTTAAATAATACACCACACCCATTTAGTTTTTTATATAATTCTATTGCAAGTTTATTTTCATCAGCATTACCAATGTTATAATTATAGACATATCCAATTGGAGTTCTATATACATCGCTCCAATCATATCCGTCACCTGGTTCAATTTTATGCATAGAAAAAGGTTCACTAAATGTAATAATAGGTTTAGTATTTATGGTATATTTTCCATTTTGTCTAGTTAAAAGAGCAAAATATTCGTTTCTAGATTTTATACTATATCCAATAGATTCATTTGTTAATCCAAATGCTTTAGGTTTATTAATGTCTATTTCAGGATATAAGTTAGAAGTTTTAACTATTTCAACACCGTCTTGCATTTCTAAAGAAAATGTATTTTCAATAATACTTCCATCAACATTAACTGTTAAATATTCAGCATTGTTAGTAGTATTTAAAACATTTGCAACATTTCCAGCAGATAATAAATTTAATAAAGATGAATGTGCAAAAATACCTCCACCTCTATATGAATAGCTTGCAGACTTATATTGATTTAATGTATAAAATTGAGTAGGTTGAGGAACACCATTTATTGTCATTTCCCCAGTAACTGAAATTTTATTATCATTTATTACATTGTCTATGTTTAGTTCATATGTTATTCCAGCAACTTCAACTTCTAAAATACCATAAGAACCAGTTATAGGATCTTTAAGTATTTGTGAAGTAAATGAAGGAACACTACTACTGTTGTGAGTAATTCCATCTATTACAGTGCTTTGACCTTGACTTAAATTAACTGAACTTAAATCTAATGCACCCGAAACTATGCTATTTGAATAGTTATAAAGATCTTGTAACTTATGATCTAGTTCATATAATAATTTTCTATTTAAACATCTAAAGTTATCATCTGATAAATTTAAATCTAAAATTAAAACAACAAATTTAAATTTTTTATTTTGAATTATTCTAAGTTTTAATTCATTTGGAGAATTTACATCAAAGGATGTTTTTAAAACGGTTGAAAATCTATAACCATTAAATTCACTATTTTTAATAAATTCTTTAGTTATGTTATTTTCAATTTTTTTTCTAGTTTTAGGTATAAATCTAATACCTTTAAATATTGTTGAGGCAAACGATTCACCTCCTCCATCTTCTATTATTGTATACTTTTTAAAAGTTCTAGATTTTCCAAATGAAGTTTGAGCAAATGTTTCATCAGAACCAACCATTGCCCCAGTCCCTACAAAATATGTTTTAAAATAATCAAAATTTATATCTTTAAAATGATCTAAACTAAATTCAATATTGGGTGAAGGTTTTAAATAACTAAAAGTATTATCGACATCAAAATACTCTAAGTATGTAGGGTATTCGTCTATATAGAACCATTCGTGTGTCATTTTAGTTTCGTCTCTATCTAAACTTTCTAGAGAAGCAGCAAAATTAGTTTCACCAAATGCTTCATTTAAATTTAGAAAGTATGGGTTTTCTCTAACGTTTAAGCTATCCTTTAGAGACCATTTATTAATATATGGAACTACTCTGGAGATTGTAGCAAATTCCGTTGTATTATTTTCTTGTAGTCTTTCAAATTCACTAGATATTCTAGTCATTGTGTTTCCTTCAGGTAAACTGTTTTCATCTTCTAATATGTTTATTAAATTAGAAAAATAAGTATTAGAATCTTCCTTTAACCTTTCAACATCAGCATATGCATCTAAAGGCATTTCTCCATTAGGCCCAGTAGGTTCATCAATTGCATTTGAAAATGGGTAAAGTATGTCATCTTCTAAATCTAATTCTTTTAAATCAGAATTAGATTCATCATAAAAATCAAAATCCATATCATGAATATCATATGCACTAAACATTCCCCATTCAATTTTAAAGTCTTTATAAACATTAACAATATTTTCTATACCATTGTTTTTATCTTTAAGAATTACTCTTTTAAAATTAGAATTTATCTCTCTTGGATCATCTACTATGTCTAATACCTCATTAAATCTATTTTCAATATCTAATAAATATTCACCTATACTGATTTCATCTTCATCATCTTCATTAATATAAATTGAAGAATTTACATTACTTCCTCCTTTTAAATACCAAACTTCATTATTTAATAAAAAGTTAGAAGTTATGTTTTTATTAGAGGATTCCTCATTTATTTCTATGAAATTAGAAGAAGATAAATTTTTAACAAAAATTCCTAATTCTCTATTATAACCGTCAACGTCTGAATAAATTATAATTTCATTTTCTAAAACAATAGAACTAAATAAAGTATAATTATTAATTAGTGAACTTATTGAATCTGCAACATTCTTTAAAGTACCTTGATTTGAGAATCTATTATTTTCAAATCTACCTTTATCAACGTTGTTATCGGCTATAAATGTATTTTCTACAACATTAATATGAGTGTATGTTTTTTTAACATCTAATATTGTTAAGTTGTTATTTAAACAAAAAATACTATGGTTTTCTTCAAAATTATATTGCTTTTCTACAAGTTCTATAAAGTATTTATTGCCACGTTGAATTAAAGAAGGTTCATACTTTTCAAAAGTATTACCTACACTGATAGGCCAATTGTTTACTAAATCTAGAAGAGTGTCATATTCAGTTGCGCCTGAAGGTCTTGTATAACCAAATCCAGTATTATCATTTAATGTTACTGACCCTGTATTTTCATTAACTACAATCTTTATTGTGAATCTTTGTTTTTTTAATTTTAAAAGTCTAAACTCATCTCCATTTAATGGGTTATCTATTATTTTAATTTTAATAAAATCAGAAGCTGCACTTGTATTAACAATAATCTCTATGTTTTTATTAGTCTTTTTAATTCCTGTAAATAAACTATAATCAGTATTATTAGTATCTGCTCTTAATTCATAATTTTTACGATTCCAATATACTCCATTTTTAATATTATGATAATTTGAAAAACTTTTAATCCAACCTAACATTGGCATATTTTGATAAAACACATTATGAGGTAACATATAAGTTCCGGAACCAACATCGCTTAAATCCATTTCACTGATTAGTGTGTCTTTTTTAAATGTAAATAAATCGTTTTTAATATTATCAACGGATCCTCCTCCTAATTTATGTTCATCTACATAAATTCCAAAATACCTATTTATAGAAAACTCTTCAGCTTCTTCATCATCAAATAAAAATTCTAAATTAACTAAGTTTGCACATGCTAAATTATTTCTAGAAAAACCTTCAGTTATAAAATCATTATATTCTATAATAGGTTTATCTGTTTTAATAGTATCTTTATAGTGAAATTCTCCTTTACTAGTGAAGCCACCTTTTTCTAAATCTATACCATTATAAAAAGTTTGTTCATCTTTATTAAATGAAACAGTTAATGGAGAGTCTGGAAAACTATCATCATTTACATAATTTCTAATATATTTACCTATAGCAGAGTCATTAGAAAGATCAATTGTCTTTATTAATGTTGCATTTTTAAGCATTTCATTAATTCTATCTAAATTTTCAGAATTAGAATAATTCTTTGTGTTTATCGGATCTTTAACCCTATAGATTAAAAACTTAGAAGGTACTTTTTTATCTAGCCAAATTGGAGCTAACATTGCAAATTCACTATCATATAGTTTATTATAATTTATAGAAGTACCATAATTATAAGTTTCTTCTAATTGTTTTTCATAACTATCTAATACTGAAAAATCTGAATTATCTCTTTTTACTTTATAAACTAAATCATTTGGTGTAGAATCTTTATTCCAAAATTTAGCAACATCATATGAATATGATCCAGTTTCTTTAACTAAATATTTTTTATAATTAGAAGCAGCAAGTTGATCAGTCGCATTAAAACTTTCTAAATACATTTGATCATTTTCAACTATTAACTTTATATTAGTGCTTATTTTAGGATTTGTTCTAAGTAATGGTTTTGAAATGTTGTCATATCTTCCATTATTTTCTATATCTGTTCTAATTTTAAAAGGAGTTAAACTACTATAAGGATCGCTTCCATCAGACGTTCCATTTAAGTTTTCTAAAGATTCAGCTACCTGTTGTATTAAATTAGGATTAATTTGTGCTACTTGTTGATTAGGATCTGTTGGAAAATCATCTGCATTATCACCTACACCATCTCCATCAGAATCTAAAGTTTCAGTTGAATCATTTGGAAATGCATCAGCGTTATTACCTACGCCGTCTCCATCAGAATCTAAAGTTTCAGTTGAATCATTTGGAAATGCATCAGTGTTATCTCCTACACCGTCTCCATCTGAATCTAAAGTTTCAGTTGAATTATTTGGAAATGCATCAGCGTTATCTCCTACACCATCTCCATCTGAATCAGTGTCTTCGTTAGGATCTGTTGGAAATGAATCAGTGTTATCTCCTACACCATCTCCATCAGAATCTAAAGTTTCAGTTGAATCATTTGGAAATGCATCGGTGTTATCTCCTACACCGTCCCCGTCAGTATCAGTATCTTCGTTAGGATCTGTTGGAAAGTCATCAGCGTTATCACCTACACCGTCCCCATCAGTATCAGTATCTTCGTTAGGATCTGTTGGAAAGTCATCGGCGTTATCACCTACACCATCTTCATCTGAATCTGTGTCTTCGTTAGGATCTGTTGGAAAGTCATCAGCGTTATCACCTACACCATCCCCATCTGTATCAGCAGTTTCAGTTGGATCGTTTGGAAAAGCATCTTTATTATCAGCTACTCCATCCCCATCAGCGTCTCCACCGCTATCTCCACCATCTCCTATTGGGGTTCCACCGGCACCCGAATCAGTGTCGTTAAAATCAGTTGGGCCGTCTCCAGAACCTGAGTCAGTGTCATCTCCACCTAATATTGGGTCATCTCCACCTTCAAACATATTTGTGTTTTTATTTTTAGTTTAATATTACTTAAGATTATATATCTCTATTAGTTTTATTAACTAACTGCTTTAGTAAGAGTAACTGTTTTAGTATTGTTTAAGTTATATCCTTGTGGCTTATATTTAGCAAACACTTCTAAATCAAAAGAAAATTGATTTTCATTAGAATCAAATATATCTAAACCAATTGTTTTAGAATATGTTAAATTAGAAACAGGATTTGTATTCTTACCTGCAACCCTACCAGTTGAAGTATCAACTCCTCCACTTGCAGTAACTCCAAAATAATCAGTCATTCTATATTGGAAAACAAGATCAACTGTAATATTAGGGGATTTTGCAACTTGGGAATTAACCTGCTTACTATCTACTTTACCTATTGTCTTTTTTCCAAATTTATTATCTCCATCAACTACTAAACTTCCGATTCTAGCAGGTGACATAAATAAATATGCTCCACAAGATTTACCTCCTAATAAAAATTGATCATTATCACTAAACGACATTTTCATAGTTCTCTGATAAAATTGACTGTTATCGTACCTGTAAGGTGTCTGTAGATTAGAATAATTATCATCAGTTGATAATGTTGCAAATTGAGAGATGTTGTTCCAGGTAGCCTGATAGGTTGTACCTGTAAATACAGTAGGGTGATCAACATGTACATAAATAGAGTCATCATAATCTCCACTTGTTAAACTTGATAATTGAATTACCTCAGCGTTTACACCTTTCCATATGAAGTCATTTGTTGAAGTACCGTCAGTACCTGTAGCAGCCTTTCCAAAATATTCAAATCTATTAGTACCGTTTGTCAAACTAGTATCATCTCCTGTTAAATAATCTAGAGGCAATGTTGAATATAATGGATTTTCACCAGTAACATCCATATATCTACCATATATAAATTGACCTTTACGCTGCGCAGATTGCATAGCAGCTTTATTGTTAAATATTTCAGCGTTAGCTTCTATAGTAGTCATATTCTGATATTGAATAGGAACTAAATCATATTTTCCTTCAACTGTGTAATATGTATCGTTTTCAATTCTTGAAGCAAGAGCAGGTGTACCTGTGCTATAATCATGCGTACCCATTTCAAAAGTAACTTCGTCTCCCGAAGAAGAAGATGGATAAACTGCATCATTTCTATTTCCTATTATTCTTGCAGTTAATTCTAAGTCAGTTGCTTTACTATTTTCTAATAATAATTTAAAAGTCTTAGTTACAATTGTTCCTTTCTTAATATTTAAGTCAGCTACCTCATCTACATAATATCCTGCAAATAATTTAGTAGTAGTGTTTGCCTCAACCTGGGTTGTTCTACCTTCCTCATCTACTATAGTTGCCAATAACTCACCTTCGGCATTTTCTAATTGTTCCTTAAGACTATCTATTTCCTTTTGAAGATCTATTAATTTATCTAATAAACTAATTGGAGTTTGTTCAGAAGATAAAAAACCTGAAGCGATATTACCGGCTCCATGTGTAAAATATTTTTCATTTGCAATAAAACTATCAGCAATATGTGTGTAAACTCCTTTAGAATCTAATTCATCAACAAGTTTTACATAAGTAGTTTCTTTGCTATTTTCCTCAACAAGGTTAATTACATCAGAAGTATCTAACATACCTTGTGGAAATTCTATTAATATAGGTTCACTCCAATCTGAAGTTACAGGAGTTGATGGAAAACCAGCTTCTGAATATGCCTTTATTCTAATTTCAATATTTTCACCTAAATTAATAGGAAGATCTAGTTGATTAAAATTAACTTCTTGTCCATCTTCTATACTTTCAGTTGTCCAAATATATTTACCCGTAGTCACATCCTTTAATCTCTTTCTAGTTGGAGTATCTAGTTGATTCCAGTTTGAAAAACTTGCAGTTGTAGTTTTATTATCTTGTGTAAATGGTATTTGTTCAATGTTACTTGTTTTACCACTTGCAGAAACATATCTATATTGAATACTAAATTTAACAATTTCTTGTGGAAGCGTATCCGCATTTGTTTTTGCTTCAGGCACTTTCCAAAAACCTCTAACTCTAAATTTAGGCTTAATATCTTTTACATTCTGATCTGTGCTAATGCTTTGGATTTGATTAACAACTGAAGAATATAATTTAGCTTCACTACTTCTTTTTTCAATAAGAGTGTTTAGAGTATTTTTATCTTTATTTTTTTGTATTTGTGAACTATATTTCTTAGTAGCAATTTCACTTCTCTTACTAGAAATAGTGTCATCTAATTTCTTTAAATTTTCACTAACTGTTATTTTATCAGTGTTTAATTTTTTAATATTATCTAATGCGTCATTTTCAGTTAAGTGTGTATTAATCTGTACAACTTGAAAATTATCTACATTTAATTCAACTGGATCTGGTACAATACCAACATTTGCTGGTGGAATAAAGTCTTCTTTTAAGGCTTTAATAAATTGACCAAAGTCAGAAACGCTATCTCTATAGAAAGCAGATAATGTTTGAGTTCCTCCAGCTTCGTTCTCAATTGTTAAATCATTAGAATAAAAACCAACACCGGGTGACCAGTTTTCTGCAATGATTTTAGAATCAGGATCAATTGCTTTAAAGAATACAACTTGTCTCTCATCAAATCCCACATTAATGCTTAGATCTACTTTGTTTTCTAAAGATTTATAAATTCTAAGTTGACTAGTTCCAATTTTAATACTGTCAAAACCTTCAATTAATCTTAGTTCAAGTTGACTAGTACCGTTATATACATTTTCAATTCTATACCTCGTATTGTTGTTGCCGCTATTTACAAGTAGCTCATCACCAACTGATAAAAATTCAGTATCATTTAAAGATTTATCTCCATCAGTATAAGTTAATTTATTTAAAGTATATAGTTTAACTGTTTTTATAACTGGAGTTCCGTCTACTACAAATTCTCTTTCTGCATTTTCAACTGCTAATACATCAAAATCACCATAGTATTGAGTTGATTTAAAAGGAAGGTCTCTAACCTGTTCATCAATAGTTGCATTTGCCCCACTACTTATTAAGTCTTCTACAAATGTTTGATAATTAATCTCATCAACATTATTATAAGTGTCATCAAAATAAGCTGCAGCAAATTCATCGTTTGCTTGAAAAATATATCTTTTTACTAAAACTCTTTCAGTATCTACTACAATTTGATTACTAACATCAAATTTAACAGTTAATAATGGATTTAAATAATCTTCAAAAAAGTCATTATCTGTAGTTACGAATTGTGTAGGTAATGCAATTGAAGTTAAATCACTTGCAGGAGTTTTAAGTTTTCTTGCAATAATCTTTTTAAAGCTACCGTCAGGCATCTGTACAGTTGCATCTGCAGTTCCAACACCACTCAATGCTTTAATATTATTTTCTAATCTTTTTATTTCTCTATCAATAAACCCAAACGAAGGTATTTGATAAGTTTTAATTGTAGTTACGCCGTCATCATCTGGCGTACCGAATAAGTCTACTGAAACTGTAATAGCATCCTTTTCACTAGTCATTGCCTCATTAATACGCTCAAAAGTTTCTAACGCATTGGCATTCATCTGTGTGAATTGCTTGATTATTCCTGAAAATGAGTTTTGTGTGTCCATCTATTATCTTATAACATCTATTTCAAATTCAAACATCGCAGCGTTTATACAAACTATTTCGAAATATGGATTGTTTCCAACTTGTGTGTTTGATATACTTCCAATTAGTTTATCATATCCAGCTTTCCAATTAGTATAAACGTTAATGTTATTCCCGCTTAAATTTAAGTTTTCAAAAACAATCTTATAACTTTGGCCATCTTTCCAATTTATAAGTTTGTCATCTATGTATATATTAATATTATTATCTGCGCCTTGATCCATTGTTTTACCAACTAACCTAAGTTGATTTGAAAATTCTTTTAGTCTAGCCCATATTCCAAAACCTGTTGCATTTGATGGGTTAAACTGATTAGTATCTTTAATTTCATTATAAACACTTAATGTATTTTCATTCCATAAGAATGGCTTTCCAAATACATATGTTTTTAAATCGTTTTTAATTTTAATTTTATTAGGAACTGTTTTGTCAACTAATATGCCAGGACCATTAAATAAAATATCAGTATTATATTGTACTTCAGATGGAATTGTACCATCAATAAGTTGATTAATTCTTCCATTGGCACTTGTAATTAATTCTAATAAACTGTTGCTATCTGCAAGGTTTGCACTTGCATTTTGAAAATCTGTTTCTAATGAACTTATTCTGCTTAGCATTTCAGCACTTGAGTCCATCGACATTACTAAGTTTTCTAAGTCATCAACTCTGCCTTTAATTCTAGTATATCTTGCATTCGCATCTGATAATAATTTGGCAGCATTCTCTAGGGCACTTGTCGTATCCATAAATAAATCCATTGAGAATGTTGTAAAGTCATTAATGTTAACTTCAACACCAACATTATCAAGAGATGAATTAAATTTAATATTTAATTTAAGACCGAATGCATTTCCATTTAAGCCAGTAATTTCATTTGGCTTATATTTAATAAGTTCAGGAATATAAGAACTGTTTGCTGCACCAGGATTATCTTGAGGATTATCCAATATTAATACACCATAGAGATTAGTTTCTCTATTTGCAGATACTGAATCACTATATAAATCATAATAAACAAGAACTGCGTTAAACCTAAAGTCTCCTCCTTGCTTAGCATAATCTTGTAAACTATTTATGTCTGAATTATTAGCAACTGCATTATAATTAGCAATGTTCCAATCAATTTCAAAATTAGAAGTAGTATTAGAATCAACATCATAATAAGGAGTTACGCCTGCAACATCCACTAAAGTTTCTAAATCCATATTAGGATCAGGGTGTGTTTGACTTGCTCTACCGCTAATTTCAGCTTCTGTGTAAGTCTTGTTACCAGAGGCATTATAAAGAGAATTGTTAAATAATACTGCTGGAGTATATCCTACGCTTGAGGGAACATTAATATATACCTCGTGGTATGCATTACCTTTATATTGTATATCATTACCTACATCGATACTGCCTAAATATTTAACTACTCTATCATAGTCAGTTCCAGTGCCTGACGCATTTTGTTCTTCAGTATAAAAGCCAGGATTTACAGACTCATTAGAATCAGCGGTTCTAAATCTAATAGCACCTATAGTGTTTAACCATTTAAAAAATATTTTTTCTGCATCTGAACCATATAAAGTACTGTCAAAATCATCATCTTGTAAAAGCTCTTCTTCTAAGTTAAGTGCATAGTTTTGAAAGGTGTTAGCAAAATCATGACCTGCATCTCCTTTTAAAACGTATGATAGACCAGAATAATCTAACATATTCGTAAAATCCATTGTATTTTTACCGGAAACTGCAGTTTCAAAATTAGGAATATCTAAAAGAGCATATTTACTAAACTCAAATTTAATATCTGGGTTATTAAAAGCTCTTGTCAAATCTCTAGTCCCACTTGCAAAAGCGTACATTGTTCCTCCTTGGATTTGAGGTATTCTAACTAATGATGTAGCCATTTATTCTTATAATTTTTTTACGCAATCGTTGCACCAAAAGAACCAATAACGTACCATGAAGTACCATCTGATCTTAAAGTAAGTGTTCCATTTTGCACTATTGCAATACTTGCTGCACCTGCAACATTAGTAGCTTCAATATCACCAGTTGATGTTGCAATTAATGTAATTTCTTTACCTGCTATTGTACTTGTTGGTAACGCTAGTGGAATTGATCCATCCGCTACATCTACAAAATAACTAGAATGTTGAAGATTAACAGGCATTGATGTAAGCCCGTCTGAAGAACTTTTCCTAATACTACTCTTTGTAATACCTGCATCGATATTAATTTCATTATTAAACGTACTAGCAACTCCAAAGGTAGCTGAACTAGCATTTACTGCTGTTCCTCCATCAATTGCAATTTGACTAGTCGAAATAGTAACCCCTGAAAGAGTTAAAGCTGTTGGATCTAAATATCCCTTTAAGCTTGTTATTTCATCTTCAATTGAAGTAAAGTTATCATTAAGTGTAATTCTCGATGATGAAAGCGAATCTGTTCCTAAAATTTCTGTAACCGCCATTTTATTTTATTTTTTTATTTTACTATTATCATGTTTCTAATGGTTTTATTTCTATTACCATTTGTATCTTCTATTTCAGCTGAAATTTTATAGTTTCCAGCGTCCTTAAAGATATATGTCATCCACATATTATCATAATATATATCATGTTCTTCTTGACTACTATCTTTATATATTCTCCAAACTGGCTTTTTAATACCAGGCATTTGTGTTTTATCTAAAGCAAATGTAACATGGGTTGATCTTTCCACCTCTGCACTTCCGTTAATAATTCTTACAGTATCAAATGTAGGATTGTACCTAACATATTTTGTTTTACCATAAATTGTTCCATTAGTTAATGTCACCTCTTCAAAATCATATTTAAAAGAATAATCTTTTCCTACACATATTAAGAATTTAAATATGTCATTGGTATCATCATTATCAGTATCTTCAAATACTGGGTTATAATTAAACTTACTAATAATAGAATCTGTAGATGCATTTAATTCATCAGCAATTGCTTGCCAACCTGAAAGATCTGAGTTATTAGTAGGAGTTGTAGTAACTAGTGTGTGAATTCCTGTTTCAATTAAATGTGTGGTAGGGTTTTTATGTGTAATAGTTAAAACACTGCCTTGTTGAATTGTATTTATTTTAAAACTTGCCGTCAAATCAGCACCAATTCTAGTAGCGTCCCACCAATTATATTTTCCATCTACCCATCTGACTGGATCCATTTCATTCCAAACATAAGGTCCAGTAGTTTCACTATAACCCGTTAAATTAACAGGATCTGTATCTACATATCTTTCAACCGTACTAAAAACTTTACCTTGACTTTCATTGTGTACATAATTAGCCCTATCCATTGTTAAGTATAAAGACTGGAAACTATCTTCAACCTTTTGTAAATTTTCAGTTGGCAATTCCCAATAACCTCCTGTTTTATTCCAATCAGTTTTCCAATCTTTCCATCTATTATCTTCTTTCCATTGATAAATTCCATATATTTCAAGTGGCTTTACCTTAACGTTAAAGAAGTCTGACTCTTTTCTAAAACTCATAATTCCTTGAAGGTCATACATTCTTAGCTCTACGCTGTAGTCTCCTTCAAAGGGTACAATTATTGGAAACCTTAAATATCCAGGATGAAACGTGCCATCTGTTTCATAATAACCAATACTGCCTCTAAAACTTTGCGAATAATTATTAGGTCCAGTAACTACCCATTCTAATTCATAAACATGCTGCTTCCACCAGTTATCCCAAGTAACTGTTGAATCTAACGCATCAAACCATGTAAAGTTTGCAAATTCCCATTCTTGTGGAAGTGAAGTACATTCTAAAATTATTGGACAGCCTACAGGAATTGAGTGCTCTCCATCTGTGTCATTGTTAAAAGTTTCCTTTTTATTTATATAGTAGTTATTGTAAAATGTTTCAAAATCTGATAATAAAGTTTCATATTCAGTTTCGTTAAGATTTCCAAAACCATCTAGTGAAATAGGTTCAAAATTTACATTGTCTATTAAAATATCATTATTTGAAACAAGTGCATAATCTTCAACGTAAAGTTGTTTATCTTCTGGATAAACCTTAAATTCAACATCTTTACCTTCATTGAATGAAACAATAGGTTGTTGATTATTCCAAACGTTTAAATTCTTTTGATCAAAATAACTTCCTTCTCCTACAATATCTACAATCTTTGCTTGAAGTGGAAGGTATTCTTTTTGTAGTTTATTCTTAAGACCGTATAATTTTATTAAAATCTCTTCCGGTGTAAAATCAAATACCTCATCGACATTAGGAATGTCCCAATAATCAAATGATCCATTAGGCTCGTTTAATTTATAAACCAATGAAAATCTGCTTGTTTTTTTCATTGTAGTAGAAGGCAAATTAAATTGCTTTCTTTTCTTATAACTAAATCCAGCATTTTTATCTGGAACTGAAACTGCTTTTAGTTTTCCAAAGCTATCGCTATCTTGATTTATATTTAGCCAATATTCTTTAAGTGTAATATTATTATAACCGAAAAAATCAATTGCATTTAATACAGCTTTATAAGTTCCAATAAATGGTTTAATATTGTGTAATTCTAAAAGTAGCTCTCTTCTTTTTTGATTCATGAGTCTCCAGTCGATTCCCATTTCATTAATATCATGCTCTTTAAAAATTATAAAATCACCATCATCAAGAGTAGCACCCATGTTTTGTAATAGGTCCTGCATTCTTTCATCCTCTCCAACAGTTTCACCATATATTATTATTTCAGCAACTTCATGTCCATCACTATCATCTGTAATTAATAAAGTTCTTTGATGTCTTTGTTCAGCCTTAGATGAAAGTGCAATGTTAGCCTGTATTGCATCATTTGTAAAATTATTTACAGTTTTTAAACCTGCAATTACTGAAACAACATCCGTATGATCTAATACTTGAATATTTAGTCCATCTAGGTTTTGTATTTTTACAGCATTGTTTTCTAAACTTGTACCATATATAAAAATATCTTTACTAATATACCTATCGTCTTTCCAACTAAATTTAAAATTACTACCATTACTATCTACAGAAACAGGTCTACCATATACTATTTGGCCATTAGCATCTACAAGCTCTTCTAATATAAATAAGTTTAAAGTTTCATAAAGGCCTACTGAAACCTCAGGTAAATATACAACACCACTCCACTTTTCATTTGTAGAATCATAGTCAAGGTTTAATTCATTCTCAACTCCATTAAAAAATCTTAAATATGAATACTTTGACATTATCTTATATTTTTATCATCTTTGTTTGCTGTGTAATTTTTCCAATTTTTCATTACACGAATTTGTTTAATAGTATTGTAATAATAGTCAGTACAGAATTGTAAAAAATCAAGAATGGTTTGATTTCTAACAATGTGCCTAGAAACTCTATTAGTTATTAAGTCATTTTTATAATCATAGCCTAAATACTTTTTATTATCTTTGGCAGACTTTTTAATGTCATAAATCTTTTCTCTTTTATATCTGTATAAATCGTCGTATAGTCCCATTATAATGCGCTTCTATTTCCAGCCTGTACTCTACTATAAATAGTTCTTGGCACAGGTGGGTTATCAAAGTATAAAGACATTGAAGCCATTTCTCCAATTGATGGCTCATCTTTTACTAGTTCTCCATCTCTATCTTCCCAGCCTCCTCTAAATATTGCAACTTCTTGCTTGTCTAAAATAATATCACCATATCTGTCAAGTCCTATTTTATTATACCAGTCTTCTATTTGCTTATCTCCAGTAACTGGTATTAATAAGTCAGGATTTTCTAATACTATCTTCTTAATTTCTTCAGTTCTCTTAAAAAATACAAGTCTTTTTTGATCTCCATCTGCTCCTTCTAATTCAGGAGTTGATGGCGTTACAGTAACTTCAGTATAATTATAAAATCCATCCTTTCTTGCTTGCTCCTCAATACTTGATACAAATTGTACATTTACCGCATCTACACCTTCGATACCTTCTATGATTGCAATAATATCACTCTTAGGTAGTTTATCTCTTCGTACAATTTTTATTAGATAATTTGAGATAGCCGCTCTAATGTCATTGAAAATATCTTGTTGCTTAAATCCTTCAAACCATCTAATAGAAATATCCATTCTATATTTAACAGCTTCCGGCTCTACAAATATTGCTTCACTTGTAACCATTTGCTGCCCACTATCTTCAATTACACCAAGCATTCTATCGGTTTCGTCTTTTCCAAAGAAAAACTCGCTTTCGTCAACTGAAAAATAATCTGTCCCTTTTAATAATCTTTTCTCTAAATCTGGAATTGCAAAAATATAAATAACATTGTCATCATCTAAATAACCATCGTTCGTAGTATTATATGCATCTAAATAACTAAACTGCGCATATCTACTTAAGAAATATTCATATGCATCTGGATTTGCAAGTACAAAACTCTTGCTTGCAAGTGGTGCCATTAACTTCGTAAATTCAGTACTTTCAGGATCTGCTCCCATAAAAGGAGAAGTTGAAGTCTCCATTTCTAATAATTCGTTTAGGTCATGTGTATCTCCAGTTGAGTCCTTACCTTCACCTAACCATTTAAATGTAAGATCTCCTGCTTGGTTAAGATTTCCAGCTGCACCATCACATTTAATATATTCTATTTCGATAGTAGCTCCACTTGGTGGAATTATACCAAAGTTACCAGTTCCGAAATAAACATCCATTCCTCCACTAATTCCAGTCTTTACTAAACAACCTTTATCAGTGGCTAACATTTCGTATAATGAATTAAACTTTGTCCATTGTTCTCCATTAACACTTACCTTTACTAAAGCATGGTCAGTCGTTCCTTTAGATTGAATATTAAAGCTTTGCATACTTTCACCTGTACTTGTTAAGGTTTGAGACTCTAATTTACCTTGTATAATATTTGCTCTAACCCAATCGTTACTACTCTTTGGTAATAAGAACTCATCTTTATCAGTTCTTAAAAAATAAATTAAACCATTGTTATCATATTGAATTTCAGTATTTGGCTCAATTATTAAATTACTTCCAGCAACATCTTCTGTTACACCAGGCTTCCATCTAAATCTTATTTCTCCAGTTGCCGCGAAACCTCTAGTAGCATCATGCCCTGCAAGTCTTGCAAGTCCGTGAATAGATTCAGGCTGTTGAGCTGTATAAATATTCTGCTCTACAGTAGAGTCCTCTATATAGAACATAAGCATCTCATTCATTTCAGCCATTACCTCAAGTATTTGAGAAAACGGTGAAGCTGTTGTAAAATAATTACCAGCCTTTTTATAGACTCTACTTAAATATGATCTAGAGTCTTCTACTATGTTTCCAGCAGTTACTCTAGCCTTATCTAAAAATTTAAAATCTGCCATTCTTTAATCTTTTAATTTACATAAACTCCAATCAAATACTTAGAGTCTACTGTTATATTTATTTGAGCAATATCTCTTACTTCACCTCTTGTAAAATTAATATCTACCTTAGTCTTATATTTACCAGAATTTGGACAATACTCCTCTATCTGATCTTCTATTACTCTTTTTATTTCAAATTCATTAAATTGAAAATCATATATCATTTGTTCTAAATCAACACCGAATCTAGTATTTCCTAATACATCTCCACTACTTGTAAAAAGAAGTGTTTCGATTTGAATTAAAAGTTGACTTAATTCATTCTCTACATCTACTCTTTTTGGATCATAGTTAGGGTCGCCTAATGTTTTGATATACAGTTCCATTAATTATTTATCCGTTTTTTTATGAGTGAAACATCCAGTCAACACCTTCATCTCCTTTAATTTCCTCAAGCACTCTATCCATTTCTTCGTCACCCATGCCTTTAATGCCATCATAATCAATTTCAACACCACCTGGTAAAGAGAATTTAAAGACTCCTAATTTAGCACCAACGGCTTGTTTTACTTTAGCTGCAACATATCTAAAAAATATTTCATCATTATATAATGCACAGTTTTCAATACTTTCATAACACTCAATTATTACATCACCTTTAGGAGTATCTCCCATAAATTTAAGCTGACCTGTTAGTTGTGAATAGTGAAAACTCAAAGGGTTTTCTAGGATTTGACGAGCCATATCAAAATAACTTTGGTTAATTACATAATATTGAAGTTCTTCTGCAGATTCAGCTGCTCCTGTTCCTGCAAATGAATTACTAAAAAACATTTTTTCAATATTAAAATCAGCACCGCCTGCAAATCTTAAATCTAATCCACTTCCACCTGTATTCCAACCAGATGCAAGGTCATACACTCCATATATTGAAAAGACTTCACCAGCACCTGATGTTGCATTTTCCTTTGGAAAGTTTAAAGTTCTAGTTGTCTTAAAACTTTGACTACTAAAAACTCCATTAGGTACATGAAAATAGTTTTCTCTAAGACTATATTCATAATTTTTCCGGAACCATTTTACTGCTCTTTTTATAATGTTTATTATTTCAGCTTGTGGCAAATTAAGAGGTACCATACATGCTCCTGTTATTTCTGAACCAATTTCATTTAAGAATTCAGTTAAACAATCAGTCCCATAATCTCTACCTTGACTTAAATCTATATTATCGCCGCTTCTAATATCACTCATTTTTAATTAATTTTTTTACTAGTTATTATTTCAGTACCGTCAAATTCAGCTTCTTTACCTATTTGACCGTGTCTAAATATTCCACCAATCATTTTACCTTTAAATACAGAATCCCACTGAAACACATAACTATTTTTAACTTCACATGTTTGATTAACATAACATGATTCTACTTTACTACCTTCAACAGACGTGCCTTGGTATAAATTACATCTTAATAGAGTAGCATTACTAATTTGACTTCTAAAAATATCACAAAAACTTATAGAACCCGCGATTTCACAGTCTACAAAATCATAATTACTTAAATCAAAACAAAATGGCAATTTACCTCCACTTACTTGCACTCTACTAATATCACTATCATAATTAATATCTCCTTTTTCTAATCCGCCATGGCTAATTAATTGTACAACTTCCATCAATATCTTAGGCCAATACATGTCAATTATTTTTTCATTATCTTTTAAATCTACGTATAAATTAATATCAGGATAATAATCTTTTAACTTTCTCCAATCTTTTAATATCTCAGTAAATTTATAGTTTTTATTAAGAATTTTTTTAAGTTCAATATAATTTAAATCAGTATATTTAGTTTGATTAGCAATTGACCAAAGTTGCAGTAAAAACCGGTCTAATAGGTATAAAATATTAGTAGTTTTATTTTCATAATCTTTACCACCGATGTATCTAAATTCTAAATAACCTTGTTGTAATTTTTCAAAATTAACTCCATAATATTTTTCAGTTGCAAAATGAAAAACATGTGAATTAATGTTTTGTCCTTCAAAGTAATTATAATCAATTTTAGGAGTTATCCATTTCACAGACTTAGCATATACACTATCTTTTCTATTTGGAAATAATTTGTAAACTTCATTTTCATTAAATCCTAAAATAAATTTAAGAGTGTCCATTTTAGATATTAAACTAGGTTTATTAGTTTTTTTAGGATCAAAGCTTAAATTTAGGTGAATTGAACTTTTTTCAGTAGTGTAGCCGTTTTCTTGAATCCAGCCAAGTGTTTTAAGTATTATATTTCTTGCAACAGAATATGGGGTTGGACCTGTAACAAGTTCCATTAGACCTTTACCTCCACTCATATCTGGCTCAATTTTAAATTCTTTATCAGTTGGTACAAAGTCACTATGTGCTTTATCCTCTAGTCTAATCTTTTTACCTAATAATTGAGCAAGCTCCTTTTGAGTATTTTCAAGACTCTTATCGGAATAAAATTCAAACTCTATTCCGACAAGAGAATCTTGTAAAATATATTCTTTACTTTTATGTTTTGTAATTTGATACGTTAGCATGCAATATAAAATAAATTATTTATTTATATATCACATTTATTTATTACCTAAATTATTCCTTAGGTAATTTTAAGAATATCTTCTTAGTATCTTCTTCTATTTTAGTAATTAAAACGTTGATAGTTTGTTTTGGCCGGTATTTTTTAATATTGTCTTCTCCAATTTCACTAACATGTAATAGTCCAACAATGCCTTCTTCTAACTCCACGAATAAACCATAATCTTTACAAGTTTTTACAGTAGCCTCAACCTCAGAAGGTACTTTAAATTTCTTATTAATTTCTAACCATGGATTTAATTCGACATCGTCTCTTTGAGTCAAGGTTATTTTAGTATCAGATACAATATCTTTTACTTTAAACTTAATCTCTTCACCCGGTTCTATTTCTCTATTTTTATGTCTAGCCAATGTATCTCCATCTAAATCATTAACATGAATCATACCAGTTAAACATTGTGAGAATTCACAGAAAACTCCATATTTAGCAGAACCTGTAACACTTCCAGTAATATATTCACCTGCCGTTTCTTTTAATTTTTCAATAGCATCTGGAATTAATGTTTTAAGATATGCTCTATGAGATACAACCATTATTTTTCTTTCTTTAGAAAAACTAACAGGTACAACATAGATTTCTTGTCCTACTATGCTTTCAAAATCATGTAATTTATTAATGCCTGCAAGACTACCTGGCATAAAACACTCTATACCCTTAACATTAACCATATAACCAGCAGCAGATAGCATTCTAGTAACTGTACCGACCCATGCAGTATCTTGTTCTTCAATAGCACCTAACATTTCTTGGAAAGTAGCCTGTTTAGTTCCTTCACTAACACTGCCCATTATAGGTTGTCTATCATCTTCCATCAATGATGTAATAATAACACTAACCTCATCTCCAGTTTGCATGCCTTTGAATTCATCATCCTCTTTTTCTAAATTAACATAAACAAGCTGTCTGTAGCCAATGTCAATACTTGCAGTCATGTCTGTAACTGCAAAAACTTTACCATTATAAGCAGATCCATATTTAATATGAGTAATAATGTCATTTTCTTCAATGTGACCTATAAGCTTATTATACATTTCTTGAGCATATGGCTCTCTACTATATACTTTATGCTTATCGTTTACTACTTTTATGTGTGGGTTTGGGGTTCTTAAAATTTTTGGACACGTTGATTCATATCCATCCCAGTCGAAATTGCCATCTTTATCAAAAAAGTCAGCATTCTGTTTTTCTATCATTTTTATTTTTTTAAAGTGTTAGTAAATTATATATCATAATATTATTATAATATATCGTAAATTAAATTATTTCAGTTTTAATCTCCAATGTAGTAGTCAAAGGATCAGAAGTTTGGACTCCACTTAAGGTGATAGGTGTTGTATTATTTTGAGCAGCTGCGGTGCCTACAACATTTATTTCTCCTATAGGAATAGTCAAATCAAACTCTAAATCTAAAATTTGATTATTAATAGTAACAGCTAAATTAGGAATTACATCTTTGTTTAACCAATCTACTATATTTTTTGAAATTTCTTTAGACATTTCTTTTGAAAACTGTCTCCACATTTTCTTTTTAATTTTATCTTGGTCTTCTCCGGGCGCAGGTCTATTTGCATTCATCCACTCTTCTAATTCCTTTTGAGCATTATAAATTCCACCTGGAGGAGTTACTAATTCCTCACCTTTATAATCAGATGTTAAAAAATCATCAAGTCTTACATTATTTAAATCACCTCCTTCTAACCTTAGTTTTAGGTTTTCTTCTTGTTCTTTTACATCTGCTCTTAATAAACCTTCAAATATTAAAGTATCTTTACTTGCCATTTTTATTCCGTTTTAGTTATTTTACTTAATTCTGTTCCTGTTAATGGTACCATAGGAGGAGTTGTAGGTAGTCCTAAATTTCCAGTGTGAGTATGTGTGTTAAATAAAGCTTGAAAAGTATTTCCTTTAATTACTTGTTCAAGTGCAAGTTCACCAAGCTCAACTGCTGGGCTATTAACATGTACCTTTTTACCTTTGACCTCAACGTCTCCATCTGTAAACACTTCAACCTTACCTTCTTGATCAGTATGAATGTGTATTTCACCCGTTTGTTTTACATTTATAAAAGGCTCTGTTTTAATTCCATCACCCATTGAAACTATTAAACCTTCATTTGGTTCATAATAGATTCTAAATTTATTATCAACATCATATACAATTGATTGTGCTTTAACAGCTTCCTCAGCTCCTAGCGCTTCTAATATTTCTGTTTTAAATGTATTTCTATCTTTGCTGTTAATTGTATAAGTATATTCAGGATGGTAAATATCTCCATTATCAAAGTTAACAGAAACAATATCTCCTAATTTTGGAGTAGAATAACTACCTATCATATTACTATTAGAAGATGTTGCCCATGGAATTGATTCAGTTGGTATTTTATCAAACTTACCATATACCATCACTCGACATCTACCTTCAATTAAAGGATCAGCTGTATCAACAACCTTTCCCAACCAATGAGTATCCCTTAAATTATCTTTATATAATTCTTCAGCCTTCATATATTATATATTCTGTTAATCTTCTGACCAATTTCTTAGAGTTTCTTCGATTTCTACTCTATAGTTTAAATAAAATTGAATATCTTCTGGTGAATCCATTACCTTTCCACACACTATGTTTCTTGCAAATTCTAAAATTCTTAATTGAGTTTTATTACCACGTTTACTCATAAACATTGCTATTTTCTAATGGACTTTCAGGTGGAGCATCATCATAAATTCTAGTACTATTCAATGTGCCTTCTTCCGGAGCATCATCATAAATTCTAGTAGATTCTAATGGCACTTCCGGGCTTGCGATTGGCATTGTATTAGTACTTGTTAATGGCTGTTCTTCTGGAGTATCTTCGTAAATTTTAGTAGATTCTAATGCAACTTCGTCAGCTGGAAGTACAGGGTGAACATTGTCACCTATAGGTCTTCCAACGTTTTCGGGCTCTCCTTTTGGATCTTCTCCTTTTACTAAAGGTACTATAGCATTTATAGAACCTGAATTAAAAACATCTTGTATTTTAGAAAGAGCATTAGCACCGTATACGTTTCCTAATAATAGTTTATTTTTAAAGTCTTCAAGTTTTCCTTTAGCAAATGCAGTTCCTTTAGTAACTAATTGATTTACAGCATCATTTGCTAAATCATTTAATATGTCATTATTAAATGGACTAAGAGGATCAGGATCTACATGATTAAAACCTGTTAAATATTCAAATTCATGAACTTTACTTGTATGAAATTTAAATTTTAATTTGTGTTGCACAGGGCTTCCTAATTCAGCATTACTTATCTCACTAAACATATCCATTCCATTATTATAACTAAACTTACATTTTCCTAATTTAGTTATAAATCTAGGTCCTAATCCCTTTGACTTCCAATCAAGTTGGTCAGAATTAAGTCTGTCTTGTATTTTGCCTAAAACACCATCCTTGTTATCTTCTATTAATTTTTTTCTGTCTGCTGCGTCTCCAGCTTTAAACGCTGCTAAGGAACTTGCAGCTCCTTTTGCCTTTTCAATACCTGCCATTGCTCTTTCTACAGCACTTCCACTTCCAATAAATGGCACAAAATTTCTTATTTCTTGCACATGTACGTAAACATTAAAATAACATAAATTATCTGGTAAAACTTGTACATACCTTTCAGTGTCTAATACAATTGATTGATACATATTAAAAATACCAGCCATTGTAAAGTCTAAAGTTTCTAAACAACCTATTTCAATTTCTGCGCCTTCTTTAAATACTAGAGCGTCATCCATTTTACCATAGTCATATGCTGCATTTAAACCAGTAATTGATTGCCAAAACCATGGCATTTCTTGATTTATTCTCTTTAAATACTTTTTAAATTTTTCAAGTTGATCTGCTCTATTGTTATCTCCTATAACATTTCTTAAAAAATTAGTTGCATCACCATTAAACAAAGGTGATTTTGGGCTATACCAATCGAACATTAAAAAGAAACTAAGAAATGTAGGATCACCATAAGGATGAGCACTTCTACCTTTAGCTTTTGCAAATTTGTTTTTATTTCCTAATAGACCCATTTCTTATAAATTATTTGCTCTTGTTGGCCATTCCCTCCTTAAAAGAGTTAATCGCTGAGTTAAGGCTTGATCGCCGTCTGAGTATATATATTCTATTCCGCCGATAACATAATGACCAGATGTAAAATCATCTTGTCTTACTGGAGCTTCTGTAGCCTCAACTTCTTCAGTTTTACTAGGAAAAGCTTTATCATCTGTTTTTACACCTTTATCTTTTAAACCTGTTTGGGTTTTGGTAGCAGCTGCAGATTGTATCTCATCATAAGTGTACATCATTACTGGTATTTTTTGACATACATATAAGCTTGGGTTAAAAGAATCTAATTCTACGACTAGTTTTATTTTTTCAAGTTCCTGTAAATTTTGCCAATTATTTAATATAGAATACTTATGATTAAGGTGTACATTTCCTTCTAAAGAATAATCTTGCATTCTACCTACCCATTTATATTTAGAATGATTATCATATTCTGTCTCACCTCTCCTACCTTTTAAAGGTTCTTCAACGTCTCTAATATTTTTACTAGTATACGCCTCAACATCAAACTCAACTAAACGCTCAGTATCCCATGCAGTAGGTTCACTATCTTCTAATTCATCCCACATTTGAAGTACTCTTCTATAACCATTCAATAATGATATTTTACTTGAATTATTTTTTAATGCAAATTGAGATATTTTAACATTGCTTTTATCAAATTGCGTGTTATTAGTTAACATTAATTTATTCTCTATATTGTCTGTATTATCTTCTACTCCTGCCTCTTGACTAAAACTTTTTGCTAAAGAAGCAAAATTACTTTGCATGCTCTCAAGACTTACATTTTCAGAATTAAAAATTCTATTCATCTCTACAAAGTTTAAATTGTAGTATTGATCAATGTAAAATGTTTGAAAACTTTCTTCATCTATATAAGAGGAATTAACAGTTTCTTTAATATAATCTAATGTAGTTGTATAAGCCTGTAGCCTATTTTGAGTATCATCTGTAGAGTCAATGTTTGATGCTAAACCTAGTTCTAAATTAGTAGCAATTTCTTCTAAGTGACCTAAACTTGTGTTTTCAGTATATGCAACACAATCTTCACTAAATAAACCTGGTACTTTACATGTGCCCTGAAAACTATATTGTTTAAGACTATTTGGTAAACCTTTAGGAGGTGAAGATATTGATGTAATATTAAAATCCATGTGAATACTTTTAAAAGTATCTGTGTTTTTAGAATTAATATAAACTGTAATTACATCTCCGTCTCTAGGAAATTGATCAATGTCAAATGTTCCACCTGTATCAATAACAGTAACATTAACGGTTGGATATTTTTTAGTAATTCCAGTATTAAGTTTAAAAGATATTAAATCTCCTTCTTCAAATAAGTAATTATTAATTGTTATTCTAGGTAAATCTGTACCAAATGACTTAGAAGTTTTATCACCTTCGCCGGATTCAGTTCCTCCCTTTAACTCAACATCAGTTGGTCTAATTTTAGGCTCTATTAGTGATAGTATATTATTATTTAACTCCATTATATTATTTATCTAAATTATTTAGATTCGTATTTAGAAAAAGTAACAGTTTGAGTAGTTTCAGAAGAGCCATCTGGTTTTACAATAGTTTTTGTGACAGTTTTTGTAACTTTATCACCTTCAATTTGTTCAGATTGAGTTACTGATTGGTTTCCTACCTTGTTACCGTCATCGTCTAATGCATCTGACGTATTGGCTGTGAAATTAGAAGAAGTATTTCCTCGGTTTCCTATTTCTTTTCCATCAAATGTAGTAGCTAACTTAGACGCCTTTTTAGAAATATTAGAAGATTTAATTCCACTATTTTCTAATTTTGCAATTTCAGCATCTGTTAATTCTTCATTAGCACCGCTTTTAATTTTTTTAGAAATTGAATCAGCTTCAGACTCATTAACTGAAACTTTCTTGGCTTTCTTCTTAGGTGCAGAAAATGAAGATTCTGGAGTAGATACACCCATTCCCATCTTAATGACATCTTCACCTTCTTCTTTCCTTAATTCAAAGTTTTTAAATCCAGACTTTAACATATTAGGTGGGAGTACTTCTTTAAGATTATATTTCTTTTTAAGAAAATCAATTCTTCTTTTATCTTTTTTAGTTAATTTCTTACCATCTATAAATTCTTGTCTAACTATATTACTTATTGCAATGCTAGGCCTTTCTAATTTTTTAATAACAGCATCATCTATTGGCATTTTTAAAACATCACCTTCGTTAATTGAAAACGGATCAGATATTCCATTAAATTTTAAAATACTTTCTAAATCAACAGCACTTCCATAATATTCCTCAGCTATTAAATCAATTCTACCAGCATCTGTATTTTTGACAACATATTCACTAAATGGAACCTCATCATCTTTAAATATAAATGTAGGTTGAGCTAAAATAAGTTTTCCACCCTCTATTAATTTATCTAATATTGTTTTAAAATTCATTATCCGTTTGCAGTTTTTGCGGCCTTCTTAATAAATGCCTCTTTACTTCTTCCTTTAAATTCTTTATTACCATAAGCACTAACATCATATGTATCATTACTAGGGTCTAATACTCCTTGTTCTGGTAAATATAATCTACCTTTACCAGCATTAAACATTGATTCAATATCTGCTTTATCTCTTGGCCTATTAGGTTGCAATTCAATTACAACTTTTAGTTTAGTAGGAAAGTCTTCATAACCTAATGGTCCATCAAATTGAAAATCAGCTTTCTTACATCCTAAATTTCCAATTACAGCAATTGGATTTAATGGATTTCCAACCGTTAAATGCCATTGACCTGTAGATTCTCCTGTTAAGAATGCAGCTGCAACTTGTCCACCTTGTGGTCCACCAAATAAATCCATCAATCCTCCACCGATTACGTTATTTAATATTTTACTATCTCCACTGAGTGCACCTTTAAGATCTTCTGCAACATTTTTTATAGTTCCTCCTATATCTTTCATTACACTTCCCATAAAACCTTTAATATCTCCCTTTTTTAATTTTTCAAGATCACCTAATGAATTACCAACAACTCCACCTCCTGTGTATCTAATTGCTCCTCCCCAAAAAGGAGCATTGTTATATGTCAATACTAATAAATTAGCTAAAACATCTAAAAAAGCCATTTTAGGAGAAGTATTTGGAATTCCTTTTAAATCATAATTAAATGTCAAACTAAAACTTTGATCAAAGGTTAAACCACTATCTCTAACTTGCATACTTTTTATAACGTTAAGTGGAGCGAATGTGTGATTAGGATATGTTTGTTTTAAAGGATCCCAGCCACCTCCTTGTTGCTTTCTTCTATGAGTAGTTGCTGCACTCTCTCCTGCTAAACCACCTTGTGCATTTTGAGAATATGGAATACTATCAATCATTCCTCCAACCATGCCTCTATCTCTAGGTTTACTTTCAATAGTTTGAAGCTCAGCTTCGGTTTCTTTCCATTTAAAACCAACTCCAAATTTTAATATCTCATTTAAACTATTTCCAATAGTTGGACTCATCCACGTTACGGCCTGTGCAAGAGCAGGTTGAATATTATCAACAACCTTTTTTTCTTGCATGCTATATTTTTTAGGATCTAATATATTATCTTCAACTGGGAATGGAAACCTTCTTAAAGTTAACATATGATTATTTGTAACTTTACCATAATGTTCACAAAATATAAAGTCTTTTTGAAAATATCTAAAACTAGCAGATCCTTTAGTAAAAGTTCTTTGAATAATGTTATTTGCAGTAGGGTTTATTGCTAAACCAGAATCTCCTGCACCTGATCCAACCATTGCTTTATTATAATCTGGATTTTCTCCTTGCCCTTTATATTTTAATAAAGTCCAATTATTAACTCTACTAGTAGGTGCATCTGACTCTGCGTCTGATTCTACTCCTTTTTTAACAGAATATGTAGTAGGCTGTTTAAAGTTTGATTTAGGATAAAGTCCTTCCTCTTTAACGAGTGCGGGGTCAAAATCTGGATTTGAAGCTTTAAATAATGCCTTTTGTACTTCTTCAGGAGTTGGATTATTTTTAGCACCTTCTATTATACCACTATATGCCTTAGATGTTAAGCCATCTACAAGATTAGTATACATGACTTCCCCAGCATCTGTTATTTCATCGAATACAAAATCTGCAGCGCTTAGGCCTTCTTCCAAAATATGGGTAAATGTGCTCATTAAAAAGTATTATTTTTATTTATATATCACTTAAAGTTTAGACGTGTTTGTCTAAATCTCTAATATCAGTGGATGCAAGAAAATCATTCCACCATTTATCTGATTGAGGTGATCGTTCTCCAAAGAACTTTTTAAGTGCTCTCTTAAACATATCTTTAGTATGATAATAAAATCTACCATATCTGTATTCTTTCCTTCTAGTCATCTCGTATAGCTCTCTCAGATTCTTTTGTATCATAAATGTTTGTATCTTATTAAAGAAGCCAACCTGTTCTTTTCTTGTTCTACAGCAATAAACGCTATCAACTACAATTAAGTAGCCTTCCCAATTATCACCATTAAAAACTTTTTGTACAAACTCATCGGTTGTTTTATAACTTGTTCTTGTAAATTTCCATCTACTATCTTTACCATCAAAGTTTCGGATAGTTCGGCCTTTAAATAAATATCGCTTTAAGAACGCAATATCATCATACATTTTATCTACTTTAATTTGATATTGAGGATTGTACTCATCAAATTTAGTATCGTAAATCATGCCTCTAACTGGAAATAAAATATTTGGATTTGTTGTTGAATGTATTAGAGCATGGATTCTTTCACCTTTTGAAAATATCTTATGTCTTATCATTGTCTACAATTCTAACGTTATCGAATTTACTCAATACTTTAGGATCTAATTTATCTTCTCTATTAATTACTACTAATTCAAACTCTACACCGTCTGCAATTTCATTAATAAAGTTTTTAAAATTTAGTACATTTTCTTGATTTAAGTTTTTAAGAAGATATGTAACTTTTGCAGTTTGATCTTCTTCAACTTCTTCTTCTACTCTCCTGTTTTTATTAACAAGATTTCGTATTAATTTTTGTATATGCAAAGCAACTAAAGTTTCAGATGGAGTATTTCCATAAGGATCACTCTTAGAAAGTCTATCACCAATTTCATTATAAGAAATTATTTGATTCTTAAACTTGTCATAGTCATCTGACTTTTTAGTTTCTCTAGCAAATCTATTAAAGTCAGTCTTAGTTTTACACCATATACATTCTACCTTAAGATTCATATTTTTTAAGTTCTTTTTTATATTTCTCTAATAACCTTTCAGCTCCCATGATTT